CGGCACAGCTTCGCCACCCACCTCCTCGAGCAAGACGTCGATATTCGCGTGATTCAAACACTGCTGGGCCACGCCAAGCTCGACACCACGGCGCTTTACACCCGCGTCGCCAACACCACCATCCGTACCGTAGCCAGCCCACTCGACCGGTTGGCACCACTGATCGAGAGGAGACCGCGAGTTTTGTCACTTGGAACACGCGGGACACGCGGGCGCGTGCGAGGACCCGGCTCCGAGCAATAGCAACCGAACCAAGTTTCTGATATGTTCACCGCGCCCGTCGTGAGACGGCACGACCTGAAGATGGACCGATGATCGCCGGCTATTTCGGAAATACCGAAGTCCCTGGGAGGCCCCTTGGCACCTGGGGACTTCGGTTCTCTCCCCTCACCGCAGCTTGTGGGCTTTGTCGACTTCGGCGAAGCGACTTTTCGCACGGGTGCAACCGGTCGCGAGCTCACCACCGGGACCGAGGACGCGATCTGGCGGGCCGTACGCCGGAAAACTGTTGAGGCGAGATAAGCAATGCGAAAGCTGAGGCTCACCAGAGAGCGCCAGGAACGTTTCCTGAAGGCTCTCGCCGACACCGGCATCGTCAGCGCCGCGGTCGAGATGGCCGGCACCAGCCGGACGCGGGTGTACGAACTGCGGAAACGCGACCCGGCATTCGCCGCCGGCTGGGAAGAGGCCGAAGAAAGGGCGGCCGACGCGCTCGAAGCCGAGGCTTGGCGGCGCGCCGTCGCAGGTGTGCCGGAGCCACTGGTGAGCGGCGGCAAGGTCGTGCGGGACGATGACGGCCAGCCGATCGCGATCCGACGATATTCGGATGCCTTGATGATCGCCCTACTGAAGGCGCGCCGGCCGGAGCGCTTTAAGGATCGAGCGGTGGTCGAACACGACATCACTGATGGGCTCGCGGATCGGCTCGAAGCGGCGCGACAGCGAGCGCTCGCGGCACCCACCGGCGGGATCGTCTCGCGCCTTCCTGTGCCGACTCGCAGGCTAATGGGCGATGGCCGCGGCTGACCTGAAGGAAAGGGTAATCGAGCAGGTCGCGTCCTACGCGCTCGACCCATTGGGCTTTGTGTTGTTCGCATTTCCCTGGGGCGAGGCCGGAACGGAACTTGCCGATGCAACAGGCCCGAGGGATTGGCAGGGCGCGCTGCTTGCCGAACTCGGTTGCCGGCTTCGGGAGGGTTCCGAGATCGGGAACCTGTTACCGATCCTGATGGCGCGGGCGAGTGGCCACGGCGTCGGCAAGTCGACGGTGGCCGCGTGGGTGATCCTTTGGGGTCTGTCGACGATGCCGAATACGCGCGTTGTCGTGACCGCCAACACCGATTCCCAATTGCGCACGAAAACCTGGCCGGAGGTTACAAAGTGGCTTCGGCTGATGATCAACCGCGACTGGTTCAAAGCGACCGCAACCGCGGTCTTTTCGGCTCAAGCCGAGCGCGAACGGTTGTGGCGCGCCGACGCAATCGCATGGAGCGAGGAGAATACCGAGGCCTTTGCCGGGATGCACAACAAGGGCCGTCGCGTGATCCTAATCTTCGACGAGGCCAGCGCTATTGCCGACAAGATCTGGGAGGTTTCGGAAGGTGCCCTGACGGACGAAGGGACCGAGATCATCTGGCTGGCCTTTGGCAATCCGACCCGCAACAGTGGCCGGTTCCGCGAATGCTTCGGGCGGTTTCGTCACCGCTGGGATCACGGTCACATCGACAGCCGCGATGTCGAGGGCACCAACAAGCAGCAGCTTGAACAGTGGGTGCACGACTACGGCGAGGGCTCGGATTTTGTCCGTGTCCGCGTGCGCGGGGTCTTTCCGCATGCGGGCTCGATGCAGTTCATTTCCTCGGAACTGGTTGAGACTGCGGCTCGCGCAGACCGCGACATCCCCTGGATACGCGACGAGCCGCTGATCATGGGTGTCGACGTTGCCCGTTTCGGCGATGACGCATCAATCATTCGGTTTCGGCAGGGCCGCAACGCCAGGCGCATTCCGCCGATCAAGCTGCGCGGTGCCGATACGATGGAGCTCGCGGCGCGGGTCGCGGACGAGAGCACCCGGCACCGGGTCGATGCGATTTTCATAGACGGCGGCGGCGTTGGTGGCGGGGTGGTCGACCGTTGCCGGCAAATCGGGCTCAGCGTGACCGACGTTCAGTTTGGCGCCAAATCCGACCGGGCGCCGGTGGGGCAGGATCGCCCGATCGGCTATGCCAACAAGCGCGCGGAGATGTGGGGGAACATGCGGGAGTGGTTGCGCGGCGGTGCAATCGACAACGATCCCGAACTGATCGCCGATTTGACCGGCATCGAGTACGGCTATGTGCTGCGGGACGGTCGAGACGCCATCCAGCTGGAGCGCAAGGAGGACATGAAGCGGCGCGGCCTCGCCTCGCCCGACAACGGCGACGCGTTGGCCCTGACCTTCGCCTACCCGGTATTGGCGCCCCGGCGCGGTCGCCGCGCCTCGTTGTTTCGCTCAGAGTACGACCCTTACGACTATGGCCGTATCGAGCAGGAAGATCACGTTGCCAGCCTGCGGCGCGCGCGAGGCCTCCCCACCCTATGACCATGTGTTCAAAAACGGGGTCGCTTTCGCTTCCTGGAAAGCAGCAGAAATTCTGGATGGTCGGGTGCGTCAATAGGTGTATTAAAAAACGATCGGTTTAGGACACATATGATGATAGAGTTGGAGCCTCCAGAGGGGGCACAACCGATGACGAAGCGCGTTGCGTTCTATCTCCGCGTCTCGACCGGCGACGGGCAGCAGACGATCGACAACCAACGCCAGGCGCTCGATGAGATAGCGAAGCGCGCGGGCTGGGGGGTTGTCGAGGTTTATTCCGACGAGATCAGCGGCACCAAGGGCCGCGAGCGCCGGCCAGCATTCGACCGCATGCTGAAGGCGGCCGTACACCGCAAATTCGATATGATCGCCGCCTGGTCGGTAGATCGCCTCGGCCGTTCTCTACAGGATCTTGTCGCCTTTTTGAGCGAGCTCAAGTCAGCTGGCGTAGATCTGTTTTTGCATCAGCAGGCGCTCGACACCTCGACACCCTCGGGTCGCGCACTCTTCCAAATGCTCGGTGTGTTTGCGGAGTTCGAGGCGGCTATGATTCGCGAAAGAACGCGGGCCGGCCTTGTGCGAGCGCGCGCGCAGGGCAAACGGCTTGGTCGTCCGCCGGTCACACGCGCTATATCTGCGGCCGTCCTGCGCTCGTTGGCCGACGGGCTCAGCATTCGCAAGGCGGCTAAGCTCCATCGGGTGGGTATTTCCTCGGTACAGCGGATCAAGTCAACCGACGCACAAGGCAAATTGGGATAGTCACCTCTGGACCTTTCCCAACACGCGTGCGTGACGGCGTCCCCGGTGTACCACCACGTGGGCTACCGCGCGCCTCCGGCACCTCCGCTGGGTGTTGGACAAAGCCGCCCGCCGGAGCCCGACAGCCGAGCGAACCCAGATCGCATTTCCTGAAGCCTCCCGGAGCCGCGGCTGCACCGATCGCGCCGCCGACTTGCTAGACGCGGACACCTTTGCACTTGCCTTTTTGCAGAATCTCGGTGAGGCGCCAAAAGGCGAACCCGCGAGAGCTGGACGGCTCAATCGCGGATTCTGGAACCGAGTCGAAGCGGCGTCCTCGGTTCCGGACGGGGTATTTAGCGTGATTACCAGATCAACGAAATCCCCCGCCGCCCGATCGCCACTCAGCGTTGCCCGGTTTCCGTTTGACAGAAAAGCCGGTGGAGCAAGTGCAGGCGAGGGCGGGCACTTTACCGCGCGAGCGGATTTCCGACCGTCACAGAGCCGCGCCGGCAGGCGAGTGAGCAACGAGGCCACGAATCCTCCTATGGTGTCCTGCACCGATCGCGCTCGGCGCTAAAAGCAGGGGAGAGCGGCTGGCCCACGAAACGGGCAGCCTCGCTATACCTTCTAGCCGGTGGCCTATACCGTTCCTCCAACGAGGAGGAGGCCGCGGAAAGCGGTATTATGCCTGGCCAAATCTCGCAGCTGCACAGACCGGCTTTTCTAATCGACGTGTGGACGGCACGGCACCGCGAGCATGTATTCGAACGGCGTGAGCCCTTGGGCCATCGCGGGATCGGCGATTTCGTGGGTGCGCTTGTTGGCGATCCCCTTTTGCCGTCCGCCGGTCTTTGGCAGTCCCCTTGCTCTCGGCATCAAGCTATTCCGTTTCTAAACTGAAACGACCTATGATATGCCGTTGTGGGCATGTCTGACGCGAGATGCGCGTGAATGGGAGAAGCGTGTCGGCGCGTCCCTGCGGAATTACCGCAACCAAGACCTCAGGCGGCTTGCTAGGGCGTAGGTCGTAAACTCAACAAACCGTTGGTTGGCAATGTACAATGATGGTCGCCCGCCAAAAAAACGCGAGCGGTTCCGGCTGGCAAGTGCGAGCGGCCGCTGTCGGTTCGGTCAACGGAGTGGGGCTTTGTGCGACCTACTTGAGTGACGTCGCCAGGCGGATCCGCATGGTCGGCGATGGCACACCATTCCCGCTTGAAATAGAGCCCGGCGGCCACCCGGATCTTCCGATTCTTTGTCGGAGCGCGCCTAGGAGCGGTGCGGTTGGTATCAAGTAGGCAACCATGTACCTCGATCCCATTTTCGTGGGCTTTGCGAAGGGCGGCCTGGTCCCTGTACTGCGACGCGCTCGTGGCGATAACGTCAGAGGGACCGAAAGTTGGAGATTCGTCGCTGGAGAGGACTGGAGTCGAACTTTTGGTTCTCCAACTCATCATGCTGCGCAAGACCGGCGTGGCTGAGACGGATCAGTGCACGACACAGCAAGGAGTTGGACGGATTCCGGCCTACCACCCACTTTCAAGGGCACCGGTATATAGCAGCAGCGTGATCTCAGGTCCCGCTGAGATCGATCCCGTTCTCCGCGCACCACTCCCGCAAAGCCGCCGCCTCGGATTTGTTCGAGAAATCGTACCACCGTTCGAGGACG